TGTATCAGTTGCGGCTGTTGGCGTTGCAGATACATAGGCGCTAGAAACATTTAGTTCATTAACCGCCTTGACCCGGATATTATATTGCTGACCGTTTTGCAATCCGATTATTGTAAATGGGCTGTTTTTTGTTGCTTGGCTAAAATAACTAGATGCACTTGCTAACTTATGCTCTACAACATAGTGATCAGTAAATGCATCATTGGCATCTGTAAAAGATACATTAAAAGCAGTGCTAAATGTCCCATCAGCAGCAAGAAAAGAATCACCAGAAACAGAAAGATTGGTAGGCGGTTGAGCCACTTTGCCATCGTATAAATCAACCTCGCCCCCACCTAAAAACACTTCCTCATCAGATGTTTGCCAGTTCCATATACTTGAAGCTGTTTCAATGGCCTCAACATTAACGACCATCTGACCGGCATTGAATGCCATTGAGTAACCGACAACCTCAAATATTTTTCCTGAGTAACCAAGCCTTGTATTGGTGACGCTTATATTGTCCCCAATCTTGAATTTAAGCGCAGTTAAGTTACAGGGTATAATTATGGCTTCTTGTTGCCTAGAACGCAGTAGAGCGAGCTTTGCTATCCTTTGGGCGCGTATATTGTTAATGGTGTAAGGTAACGGCATATCAAGATAAATAGGGTCGCCATCTTGCGCTGCAAACGTGCTTGATATCTGAGCCGGGTAATCAGCAACGATATAATTATCATCCTCGCTGACAAAGACACCCTTAACCCCATTAAATGCGTTTCTTCTTGATTGTTTTGTCTGAACGCTTATCTCTCCCACCGCCATTGACTCATCGATCGTAATGGTCGGAGCTACGTACTCACCTGCATGAATCTCAAACTTACCGCCTGAATATATTAATCGGCCTATCATAGAGCCTGTCATTGTCTCTATGTTGGATTTTATAGAGCTTGCAGTATCAACCACACCGTCAATCGTATAACGCGGCTGATTGCCTCCTGCGGCTAAAGAGACAGCTTCATCGCAAACGCCTTTCGCGGTTGTGACTGAGCTTGTTAAAATGTTAGCGGCTGACTCGCCTAAACCGTACTTTGTATCTCTAAGATAATCATAAATGCAGAGTGCAGGGTTTTGTGACCAGGCAGTTGAGTTATTGCTTGGATCAAGAACCTTTTTACCACGAATGACTGTGGAGATATTGGGCAGTCCTTGGGCAAACTTATCAACGTCATGCTCTAGCCTCACGACCATGTAGGCTGTATCTAATAGCTTGTGGTCATTTGTCCATTTGCCATTGTTTGTCGCTGATGCTGTAACTAATCCAGAATCTGCCGCTGTTTGATTACCTAAATGGAAACTTAAATCAACATAAGGTGAAGTGCTTGCAGTGTTAGGACTTTTCCAAGCTGATGTGAAGTTGCCACCGTCCCAGACTTTCTCATCGTTAAACCAGACCTCCTCATAGGCATCAATCTCATGCCCTGCAACGGCTATTACTAAATAAAGATATTTATTGTCAGTTCCAGTTGATTCAAGGTAAACAATGTTTCCGCCAATACGCGCACGACCATAAACAATTTTGCGAGACTGAGCCGCTTCTCTGGTCATGACAGAGCGGCCACCCATCTGCGTCCCTAAATCTAATTTAGGAGCAAGAGCGCGAGAAACAAGAGATAAACCTGCGCCAATAGCAAACGCAGTCAAACCTGTCACGCTAAATAGGGTTGCAAAAAATAAGCCTGTTCCTGCTGCCGCTGCCGCACCTGCCGCTGCTGCTATTCCTGCTAGTACTACTGTTGCCATTTTATTATCCTAAAAAGCATTTGTGATAAACGCGTTCAAGCAGGTTGAACCCCATACGCAGCATTAAATTGTCAAAAGGAAATTCTATTTTCATGTTTAGCGTCATAAGAGAAACACCGCTCTCTTTGCAGTGTTTTTCTGCATAGTGGATAAGGTCTGAGCCTGTTTTGCTTTGTCTGTACTCTGGCTTAATGTAAATAACATCGGTTGATGCAAACGTGTGGCTTTTGTGGTGAATGCTTTTAGCAATTAACACAACACAGTAACCCACTAAATCGCCTTCATCTCTTGCGGTAAAAACACGCAATATATTGCACTGGTCAAGTACAGCGTATTGTTCCCAATCAGGGTCAAGCGCAATAGTGTTTTGATTAGGCTCAGTCTCTGCCCAGTGTTTTGCGAGCAATGGTTTAATATCTTCCTTGACGCTTGCTAGGGACTCGTGGGCAATTTTCATAGATACCCTTTAGCGTAAATCTCTGGGTTTAGTACCGTCACCGTCACCAGACGGAGGTGATGGCCTCCCCCAGAATATCTCTTTCTGCACAATGCTCGTTACAAACTCAAAGCCCTTGTCTGTCGGGTGATCTATCTTTTGATCTTCTGCTGTGTAGCGCCTAACCTTTGATCGTTCAAACGCGACTAACTTGTTCTCAACAGCAATACTTATTGTTGAATAAGTCCCTGCCTCTGCAATTGTCATCGTGTCCATAAACCCAGAGAATATAATCACCGGATCAGCAATCAATGATCCAGTTTCGTTAAAAGCCCCTAGGCGAACGGTTAACTCACGACCTTGGTAGTCTTGATCCTTTGCAATGGCTATTAAAGACGTTTTAACGCCTGATAGACTCACATTGATACCTGTGGCACTAATATCAGAAGTCTCTTTAATATCGCTTATAGAGAGCAAGTCACCAAGCCCGGTATAGGTCACACTGTCAAAGCTAATGTCACCAACACCCGACCAGATGTTTAATTGGGAAGAATCAAAAACCATTCGCACAAGAAAGATGGGACGGACTACTTTGGCAACCGCCATTTCTTTCATGGCATTACTTAGAACCCTACTCATAGGGCCTCAACACAAGCAAAGGTAAAGCCATAAACACTGGCCTCACTAATTGACCAACCAACGTCATCTGAAGCCATGCGCCAAAGCGATTTCGGAAGATTGTATTTAATAGGTTGTGCAGAGGTTACGGCTAACCGTAAAGGTGGCTGAAAGTTTAACGTGGCCTCATTTGCAACCTTATCTTCGGTAACAAGGTATAGATAGCCAAGCAATTCAAAATATGTTCCGGCAGGAATTACGGATGCTGCGCCTGTTGTAAGCTCGAAAGTTTCAGCCCTTACTGCGGCACTACTAACAGCGCCATTCGCAAGAGTGCTTGTGTGTAGAGGATTGCCAAAAGTAAAAGTGCCGGATTGACCTTTGAGACCAACAATAAACGCTTCAATTGATCGAGCCTCTGTAGGTGTTCGTAATGGCAAGGATATCTCAGCTTCCCACCTTGCTCCCTGGTGAACGGCCACTTGAGTGTCTAAAGTAAACGGTGATGTTGAAACTGATGTGACTCTTTTGAGTCTCATTGACATATTTTTAATGCCAACCGAGGGAAAAGCTAAAGGCATTATGCGCCTCCCATTGCTTTAGAAAAGTTGCCACCGCGTAACCTAGCATCTGCCACAGCACCTTTAGCGGCTTGTGCAATCTGAGGCATTAGCTGAACAATCTCAGCACGTACGGTTTGCTGTACGCCTGTGGTGACATTGATGGTCTGATTTACAACAATGCTGTTGTTTTCTTCGTTGGTATTTTCGCGCTCATTGCGTTTTTTGTTTATGCTTTTTGTGTGATCCGTTACGGTTTCATTAGGGTGCAGGATGGCGTTAAAGCCCCCTTTGCCGTCCACACCGCCAGAACGAGAACCGTTCCCAGTAAAGCCGCCACCGTCAAATGACCTGACATCTTTGTTGTCTATCGTTTCTTTTAATCCACCGCGCCCTAAACTTTTAAATCTGTCGTTGCCGCTATCCTGAAAACCTTGAACTTGTTCGGCAGTTTTTGATAAATTATTAGTATTTTTAGTGTGGTCTATCACCGTCTCTTGCGGATGAAGCATCGCCATGAAGCCGCCTTTGCCATCCATGCCGCCTGATCTTGATCCATCGCCAGTGTAGCCGCCACCGTCAAAAGACATACTGCCGCCAAGATTAGTCCCTGCTGCGTTTCCAGAGGCATTGGCATTGCCGCCACCCCCAATCGCGCCAGTAATAAACCCAAAGGCCGCATCAACAATATACTTCTGAATTAGCATCTTGATTAAACTATCAATAACAGACTTAGCCATTGCTTTCATAGCATCGGCAAAGTCAGCCGCGCCTGTAATTCCTGCGGTTAGCGCATCGGTCAATCCGTTTAATCCCTGCGTTGTAAGAGCTTTAATGCTGACATCAAGATCGGGAATGGTATCTCGCCAAGCTGTAAAGGCTTGCTCCATATTTCCAATAGCAGGAACAATTACTTTAGGCAAATCAACAATATTGGTCTTAACATTTTCTAAATTGGCAACCATTGCGTCAATTTCAGCGTTAATTCTAGTGGCAAAATTAACCTTGGCCATCCGATTAAGACCGTCACCAGATTTTTCAGCTACAAGCAATAATTCCTGCAACACCTGTAATCTTTCTAAGTCTTTTTTATATAGAATTTTTTCTAAATTAAAATTTGTAAGTTTCTTTGCTCTTTCAGTGTCAAGGTGCTTGCCACGCTTTGCTAAGGCTTGTCCGATTTCTTCAATATCATTTATTAATTGTCGCGCATTTTTTTTACCGTCAGGCGTAAAAACTTGGGTTAAAGCATCTTTTGCGTCTAAAGCACCGTTGTGTACGGTAATAAAACCATTGGTAAGTTCTTGAAAGGCTACTAAAGCAGACTTAACTCCCTGCAAAAGATTAATGGCTAACGCTGTAGCAAACTGCTCAACCCCTCCTCTTGCCTCTATCGACCTCTGTAGAAATGCAGTAAACCGCTCAACCATACCTTCAATAGCCGGGGCAAGTGCCGCAACGACCTGATCTGTCACGCCTTTAAAAACGCTTTGGAGTTTTGTTAAAGCGTCAACCGTATCTTCCACGCCTTTTGCAGCACTACCTGACATAGTAAGACCAAGCATCCTTGCTTCACCAAGCATCTCTTTTAATGCGTCACCGCCACCAGATAACGTATTGACTAAAGCCGCGCCCTCACTGTCAAACAGTTTGAAAGCTAGCCTTAGCCTATCGGACTCACTGGCCACACCAGAAAATGCATCAGCCAAAACAACCATGCGCTTATCTAACGGCATTCGATTTAACTCTTGAGCATTTAAGCCAAGCTCTTTAATTGCCGCTTTTGCTTCACCAGTACCCATAGCCGCTTCAGCAGTTCGTCTAGTAAACCGCTGTAAAGCCATGTCCATTGTGTTGGTTGCAACGCCAGTAAGCTCTGCTGCAAAACGTAAACCACCCAAAGCCTCAGTTGTTGTGCCAATCTTTGCCGCTGTCTTAGCAAGTGAGTCAGTCGCGTTTAATGATGACTTAACTAATAATCCAAACCCTGCTACCCCGGCAACACCGACCAAAGCAGTACGCATTGAAAAGACTGCGCCAGTGA